CGGGTTAAAGTATGCCTTGCTGCCCGTGGACGAGGAAAAGGCACCGGTGCCCTCCTCGCCGTGGTCACCACCACCAGGCAAAGCGCCCGTTATGTTCGGTAACCCAGCCGACACCGACCGACCAACCTCGGAAGTGGTGTTCGTGCCCTCGATGAACTTATGGTGCAAATTCGGTAGGTTGAAGGTCGTCGACCCGTCACCCGATCCGTATTTCGTCCCGATGACGGCAAAGAGCGCGGCATAGGTCGTACGCGAGACTGCCGCGCCATTGCACTGCAACCATCCATCAGGAACCGTGTGAAACGCCGAGATCATGCCCGTAGGAACCGAGAGCGGTTTCAGCTTCGGAAGCATCTCGGCGAGCGCCTGCGAGATTTGAGTGAAAGAAGGATTAGAAATCGTCATCGTTTACTCCGAGAAAGGCTGAGTCGTGCCGCCCAACTTGGCGACAGCATTCGAGAGCTGAGAGAGAATCGTCTTGACCTGAATCATTTCAGCAGCGACCTCGCCTCCGACCAAGTGACCGCCCTTCGTAGAGCCATCGCCCACGTAGAGGCCCAAGGTCTCGCTATTGAGCGCAAGCTCGCCCTTTGCAAGCGTCACGCCTGCAAGCTCAGACGTCGTGAAGGTCTTCAGGCAGAGCGTCACGCCGCCGCCCTTGAGGTCGATCGACGTCGCGAGCTTCTGAACCGTGACCGAGCGATCGGCCAGAGCGGTCGCAGGGATCGTGCCCGCTTTGAGGACAGAGCCCTTCAAAGTGTTGTCCTGCGCCCAATTGAAGCTCTGAACAGCAGAAAGAAATTCTGTCGTCGAAGGCGGCTCGGACGGCTTCATGCCTGCGGCATCGAGCATCGTCATGCGCATCTGATCGATGACGTGGAACCATGCCGCACCCGGATATGTCGCGGGCGTGCCCGTCTGCGGGTTGCCGCTCGTCGGGTAACCCTTAGATGACAGAGTCGACAGGTCAGGCGGCGACTCAATCGCGCCAGACTGCCAATAGCCTTGACTCATCGCTTATCTCCGTAGAAAAAAATCACAAAAACATGAGCCGGGGCCAAGGCTCTGATCATGCACTCAAGAAGCGCATTGCCCCAACGTCCCAACGGCTCATCAACGCCGCAGGACACATCGAAATAGCGAAGCCCGCCGTCCTCTTCGATCGAGATGATGAGCGTCATCACGCTCGACCAGGAGTCGTCGAAAAGCCCGTGATCGACGCGGCTGGCGCACGTGAAAGGCTTCGTCGACTCGACCTTGGCGTGGAAACCAAGCGTGCCCGCGAGGCTCTCGAAGAAGGCGGCCGTCAAGCCAAGATTTGATGTGATCTTGGCGAGGAGCTCCTGTCGCATCTGCTCGCGACTAGGGTCGGCGATTGCCGCAAGGCACTCGCTCGGAATGCCCCACTCCTCAAACCAGAGAGACAGCTCCTCGATCGAAGTGCGCGGGTCCGACTCCTCGATGACGGCGTGCGCGCGTTCGTCGACGCGGGCCGCCTCAATTGCGAGGGCGTAAAGCACCGCGTCAATCGTGCTGCCGACTCGTCTGGACCAGATCGGGCCTCGAGGGAGCAGCGCGTTGACTAGGTGCGTGTAGTGAGATTCAGTCAGTGCCATGCGATCACTCCCAAGTGATCTTTCCCGGCACGAGGATCTCGCCCGTCTTGGTCGGCACGTCTTCAGTTGGGCTGATGAGTCGATAGGAGCTCACCTCGCCGACCGACGAGATTGCCCTGTCAAGAGACGTACGCAGGATCGGACCGCTGGGGACGGCCTCGGAGAGGATCACGCCCTCGATGGCATTCTGGATCTTCGCCTTGATCTTCTCGTCCTCGGGGAAGACGTCGAGTGTGATGTCAAGCTTCTTCGGGATCGGGGCTTCAACGTGAAGGACGGCAGTCACCGGCATCTGATTCTCGATGTAGTCCGTGACGCGCTGAATCATCGTCTCGTTTGGGATTCCGTTCTCGGTCATGCCGTCCGTCATAAAGCGAACGGTCACATGACCTTGTCCAAGCTCCTGCGGATAGCACCACGCGCGCGTGACGCCACTGACTGCGAGAGCCCAAGAGACATAGTCGGCCTTCGTCCCCGCCTTCGGAGGATTCTTCTGCCTTTGAAGAAGACGGTCACGAAGCGACTCGTCGTCTTCTGCATCAGCCCCGCCCGTGAGTTCGCCTGCGGTACACGTCGACTGGACACCCGCGATCGGAGAGATCAAGCGAAGCTCCATGCCGGCAGAGGCATTGCCGTTTGATCCGGCCGCAACGGCCCTGATCGGCGCAACGCCATCAACGCTTTTAGCAGTCGTGATGTAGATCACATCGTCGTCAGTCTGGATCTGAGTGCCGGACGGCACGTCAGACTCACCGACAAAAGTCACTGTGCCGGTCGCGCTCGAGGCCTGCTTGCGATAGATGCCGTACTCAGACGCTCTGCGCTCCAGATATGCACCTTCAGCCGTCGAGCTGAAAACCTGTCGAAGCACAAAGGAGATGCGTCCATGAAGAGCATGCGACACGCCAGCAATAACGCGGCTGAGCACAGGCACGAGCGTCCAACGCATCGCTTTCTTGCCCATGCGGCTTTCAGCGTCCGACTGGATGCGAGCGATCAGCTCTTGAATCGTTGGTCTCTCAAACGCCATTTAATACGTCCTTAAAAACCGCATCAAAAGCTCTTTCGCTTTGACGCTTGAAACAAACAACGTGAAGGTCAAGCCTCTCAATACCGCCGCGCTCTGCGCGGACCTCGATGCCTTCAACTAGATGGTCATCGATCAGCCACTGGAGAGCTTGCTTTGCGTACTCCTCAGCACGTCGCATTACGCTCGGCAAAACCTTTTCGCGTTGAAGAAGCCAGAGGCGTGAGCCGATACGATCGCCTTGAACACTTGCGAAGGTATCGCCCCACCACCCCTGACGCTTCGGCGCTTTGATGCCGTCATCGTCCTCCGACTTGCGCCAAGAAAAAAGGCTGATCAGCACAGCTTGCACCAGCTCATCAGCCTGAAAATTCGAGATGTCAGCTTCCTGACCGTTGATCATGAGTTCCATGATTTACCCCTCAGTGCGGCCCAGAAGTTTCTGCACGATCACCCTGTTCTGTATGCGTGTGAGACGTGAGCGAGATGCCACTGGCCGTAACGTCGCCTGTCGTAGTGAGAGAACCCTCGACACTTGCGCCGGATCCGCCGCTGACCGCAAGGCCGCCGAGAACGGTCAAGCTCTTATCGATCGTCGTTGCACCGGTGACATGAAGCGTCGCAGAGTCAATCGTGACTGCCGCGGCCTTCAGCGCGGCGTTACCGCTCACAGTTACAGAAGCATCACCGCCGACGGTTTCTGTGACGTTGCCGCCGACATTTGCCGTGACGTTTCCGCCCACAGTAATTTCTACATCTTTGTCAACAGTTGCATGCAGCCAACCAGGCGTGTAGACCTCAAGGCCTTCGCGCGTGAGATGGACCTTCTGACCGAGATCATCAAAGATTGCGACTTCGCCAGTCTTGAGCGGCTTCAGTCGATAGCGTCGATCTGCAATCGTGAAAACAATCCCGTGCGATCGATCACCATCAAAAAAGAGCGTGAAAGCCTCTGCCTCTGGATGCGGCTCACTCGAGAAGCCGTAAGGTTCGACATGCTCGAGGTCATCGCGTATCTCATCCGCTAGAAGTCGGACCTGCACGGCTCGCATCTTCTTTGCACCATCCGCAAGCGTCATGACGCCGCGAGCGAAGAAATCAGAAATACTGCTCATAAAAAAAGCGACCGTATTGCTACGATCGCTCGATTTTGTTGGCTTGATGGTCAGCGCTTGCGCTCCCACGTGTCCTTGTCAACTTGCGTCCATTCTTCAGTGTCTGAAGATCCGTGACGCCAGACTGTGACGGCCCCGTCAATGTTCTTGTGGACCTTCTCGACTTGACCGACGCGATTGGCATCGACAGGTCGACCGCCTCCCGTATTGCCTGGCTCTCTGTGGTACTTCAGACAATCGGACCACATTCCGTACTTGTTCCATCCGGCTTCGTCGCAGACAACGCCGGCAAAGCAAGCACTCTGTAATGACATAAGAACAAGAAGCAATGCAAGCCGTTTCATTTGACAACCCCCACCCACGGATTCGCCTTCTTCTCTCCGTCAGAGGACGAACCTTCGCGCTTATAGCCGTCACGGCCCAGCACGGTCAGCGTCGTTGTCATGCCTTGACTGGACAGAGAAAAGGAGAGCTTGGAAATTAGCAAGTTATTCTCTATACCTAGCAGTCTATCAGCGACGCGAACCATCGAATTGACCTTCCACAAGCTTCCGTCGCTTTGACGCCAGCCTTGAACCGTGTACGTCGCCGCCGTGTACTGGGCTTCGCGGTACCGCTTCTCGAAGTCCGCTCGCTTGCTGCAAGTGGAATTCGTGCTTTGGCCCTTGTCCTTGATGACCAGCAAACGATTGCGCTTCATCAGACTCGAGTCGACAATGCCCTTGTCCTCTGCCGCGGTCCGACCGAAGTCTGTATCAGTACCTGCATGCTGACCAAGGACGACGTACCGGCTGTAGAGCTTCGATGCGTCGTAGTTGGCACTGCCGGCAAGAATGTTTTTGCCAAGCTCGAGCGCATCGGCACAGTCGCCTGCATCACCCGGCTCGACGATAACCAGATCACCAGCTTCGTCATCCATGACGACAAGATTGTCTTTTGTGATCAACCTGTTGATCGACTTGTGAACAGTTTCGCCGGGAACGACAGTGTGATCAGAAAGTTTGTCACCGACTGACGAAGTTGCATGAACAGCGATACTGTAAGGCGCAGTCAGCGAAGCGATGATTTCCGACGTCTTCAAGTTTTTCCATGAAGTCGTTTTGATCGTCGCAGGGCTGACCGTCGCCTTCTTTCCGTCCTTGCCGACCACGACACCGGCCCAAGAGTTATTTGAGCTTGAGTCTGCGCCGTACTTTGCGACGGGGCAGCAGTCAACCAGATCAACAGTTTTTGACTTGCCGTCAACGTCGACGGTGATCGCGGTCCCGTTGTATGAGACGTTCACGTGATCGATGTATCCAGTACAAACAAGATCGTCGTCAATGAAGAGTTGAACAAGATCCCCGTTTCGAAGGCGATGGAAGTCTGTGTTGCCGGGAAATGTGTCAGTCACAGAAAGCTTGAAGCCTCTTGCGATTTGATCCATCCCGATATCGACTTTTACCGACTTCCAGCCACCGTATCTCTTTCCGGATACACGGACTTCAACGCGGTTACTCATCTTCCATCACCTTCAGCTCATCAGCCGAGCAAAACCCTTCGTGTTCCACGGCGTTTCTGATCGCAATCTCTTGATCACGAGTTGCGTCGTCGTGGAAGTCATACGCATGAACTAGCGCAGGAAGCACTTCCCCTGGCTCGACCACGACAAGCCGACAGCTGTCGTCAGCGCGATCGGTCAGAGCTTCGAAAACCGCCACACGTGCTTTCTCAAGCGCGAGATACGTCTCGTCTGATGTCGTCATCAGAAGCTCTGCATCGATCACCTCTAGCAGTCCTTGCCTCAGCAGAACAAGATCGTCATAAGACTTCGACACTGTCGACTTAAGAGACTCAGACGTTTGAACGTCATCTTCTACCGGCATTGCTTGATCGGAACTTGTACCGACGACGGCACTCACGCCGACCATTTGCGCGATCATCGTCTGACGGATCAGCGACTCAACTGCCGCACGGTTTTGAAGCACTGCACGTCGAGCGTTCGACAGAACCAGCCCGTTTGTCTTTGCCTGTGCCAGCTCCTTCGTCCCCTCGCGCAACTTTTCGCGTTGCGTAAGGTTCTTAAGTTGCTTTGCGACACCAGACCAAGCTCGAGCAGACGATGCGACACGAGACAGGCCAAGCGCCCCCACCAGCTTCGATGCGAATTGCTTCGGATCCGTGCTGATGAGCGACAGACCTTTCGATGCCAGAGTGCTGATCTCGTCAACCTTGTCGAACACGACTGCCAAGTCAGAGTTGCTAATGATGCCGAGCTTGTCGAGCAAGTCACCAGACAGCGCGGCATCGACCCACTCGCTAGCAAAACTCAGGTCGATCGAGTCACAGAAGGACTTGATCGCAGAGTCTTCAAGCTCATCCGCAGCCTGGAAGGCTTTCGTGAAAGAGTCGCTTCCAGTCTTCGGGAACTCAAGCTCACCAGACTCGACGGCATTGAGAACGACGCTCGCAGTCCTGGTTGAGTCAGTGAAAGTGATCGTCGAAACTTGTTCGAGCGAGCACTTCATTTCTCCAAGATGCGGATGCACGAGAGTGCCGGCACCCGGCTCTTCGATCGCACTGATCAGCTTTTCAGCCTGCTCGATGTAGTCGTCACCGACAACGAAAGCAGTGAAAGTGAGCTTTCTCGTCGCGCGCCCGATGTCCTCGACGTACGGCTTATCACGTTGCGGGTATTCATGAGTGACCGTGCGGCGTCCGACTTTCAGGTCAACTTTCGTGACATGAAAGGGAACTCCGCGGAACGACGCCTCATAAAGAGGTTTTTCTTCTGCCATCAGTAATCCTCCGCAAATCTATCGGAGTAGCCGACATTGCCGACAAGCTTCATGCCGTCAGCTGACATGCCTGCAAGCTGTGCCGTCGTGCCGGGCGAAGCGGCCACACGCACGAGCATCTGACCGCTCATGCGAGTTCTGCTTTCAGGCTCGATCGTCACAGGTGCGAGGTCGACTGGACGCTCTGCACTCTGCACTCTATCGTTTTGAGTAGTACTGCTGCCACCGATCATCTTCTTCACGAAGTCTGGCAGGAAGCTCGAGAAATCAAGATTGGCGAAGAAGTCGGAGATAAACGAACCGATGCCGCGGACAGTTTGCTTGACGCTCTCGTACCACGCCACGGCCGCCTTGCTCCACGCATCTGGCAGAAGATTGAAGGACGCGAGCGCCAGATCATCGAGACCGCCGAAAAGCGTCTTGAAGTCACCTCGGAAAAGGCCCGTGGCAGTCGTCAGGATCGCACCTGCTACAGCCCCAAACTTCTCTTTGCAGACATCAAAAGCGCAGGCTGCGAAGTCGACAACAGAGCCGATCGACTCTGTAATGACTGGACCGATGCGATCCCAGTTTGCGATGACGACGCCAGCCGCGAGAGCAAGCGCACCAAGCGCCCAACCGATCGGACCCATCGACGTCGTGGCAACTACGCCGAAAGCCTTCGCGGCAGTCACGACAGCACCGAAAGACTGAGCCAGTCCGATGACGCTGGATCCAAGAGACACCACAGCCATGATGCTCTTGCCGGCAATGAGTGCGCCCATGCCGTAAAGTACCGTATTGAAGCCGCCGATTGCGTTGAACGCCCTAACCGCATAGTCTGCGATTGTCAGGATCGCGGACGCAATGCCCTCGAAGTCGATTTGGCCGACGGCATCGGCAAACGATCGAGCGACCTTTTCAAACTTTTCCCCAAGCGCTCCCTTATTGGCCGCGGCCAGATCGCGGAAGCGGTCCGACATGCTGATGACAATAGGGGACAAGCGGTAGCCGATCTCATGACCGACCGCCGTGACGCTGGCCTTCATGTCATCCATGTGGTCCGTCATCTGGGCCGCGCCCGCGACAGCATCCTCATTCATGACCAGACCAAGGTCGCGCGCCTGCTTGGCCATGTCGTCAAGCCCCTGCGCGCCGCCCGAGAGCATGGGGATCAGCTTGCGCCCGCTGTCGCCCATAAGAACCATGGCCATCTTTGTACGAAGGGCGGGATCCTCGTTGCGTTGGATCGCATCCGCCACCTCCTCAAAGATATCGGAAGCGGGTCGAATCTTGCCGGAAGCGTCCTTCACGGAGATCCCCAGGGCCGAGAAGAGCTGCGCGGCATCGCCGGTATCGCCTCCGGCCACCTCTGCGATCTTCTCAGACAAATCCTTCAGCGCATCCTCCAGATCCTCTGGAGCTGCGCCTGCATGCGTTGCGGCGAAGCTCCACTCCTGAAGCTTCACGGCCGAGATGCCGAGGCGCGAGGACATCTTGTCGAGGCCGTCGCCAGCCTGAGCGAACCCCGTCACCGCAGACTGAAGGCTGAAGCCTACTGCTCCGGCTACGGCCGCAAACGGCGCGCCTACCGACTGAGCAACGCCCTGCGCCTCGCTCGCAAAGTCCTTGACCGATCGCTGAGCAAGCTTGAGCTTTCGGTTGAGGTCATCGAATTCAGTCGAGTTGACCGCCGTCTTGAAACCCTCCCACTTCTGAGAGGCGACGGCCAAGACGGGCGACATCGTATCGCGCACCGCCAAAATAGCGGTCAGCCTGAAATCCTTATTCGCCATTAAGTTTCTCCTGAATGCGATTCCACTGATCGACGTAGAGCCTCAGCTCAGAGAGCGGAAGCTCTAGCGCGTCCCCCGGCCGAAGCCGCCACCAATAAGCGGCTTCAAAAGCCAGGTTGATCAGCTCTGCTGCTGAGGCTCGCGGGAAGGCGTAAAAAAAGCGACAACGCGATACAGAAGCATCGTGTAGTCGCTCAAAGCGATCTTCTCGACGACACTAGTCGGAATTCCTGCGAGTCGAGAGATGTACTTTGCACAGACAGCCGGCACAGGCTCGGAGATGAGCGACGCATCGAGCTTGAACGGAAGGCCAAGATCGTTGACGTCCTTGGTCGTAGGTTCACGAAGCGTCAGCTCAACGATTTCCGTAGTTCCGTGCTGAATGGGCTGAGAAAGAGTGAACGTTTCCATCAGCCGAGCTCCCCGTTGGTGCCTTCCCACTTGACCGTCAGCGTACCGTCGACGGGCTTGTAGGCGATCACGTCAGTCACATATGCGTCGCTGAGCGTGTAGACCATGCCATTCGCACATTCGACCGTGATCGTCTGAGCGACGTTTTCCTTGATCTCTTCGATCGGGAAGTCGGACGGAACGATGAAGTCACCACTGACATACGGAGCCGTGACGGTCTCCTTGAAGCCGGCAACGCCAGTCGTGGAAAGCATCGTCTCACGCTGAACAGAAGTCAGCGGGAATTCAATGTTTCCCTGAAGCTCAAGTTGCTGACCGTTGACCTTGACAAAGCAGGTCCCTGCAATTTTCTTACCCATGATTACTCCTGATACTGAAGGCGGAACTGATTGAGAACCGCAAAAATCCTGAGCTGGTTCACGTAGTCAGGCGGGAACAGCACATCAAGCCTGTTGGGATTGTTGACATTACGCTCAACGATCAGATACTTCTTGAAGAGATCTGCGTTCTCGACGATGCCCTCGAGTTCCAGGCGTCGATAGAGAGCGATCAGCTCACCGCGGATGACGGACGGCGTCACAATCGCCTGACCTGCACCGAAGCGAGTGCCGTCGGATGCAAGTTTGTGACGTGCGTACTTGCTCGTGATGATCGACTTCATCTGACGAAGGACATAAGCCGACGTGTGAAGCGTCTCAGAGTCAAGGTACGAAGCGTCAGCGTCACCAAAAGAGTTCTTCTGATACGTCGTGATGGCGCGTTCGATCATGACCGAACCGCTGATCGTGTACAGCGTTGCAATTCCGTTCTCGAGAAGCGTCTGGCGATCCGTCTGAGCGAATCGAGAGCCTTCAGGCGAGGCCATCACGCCAGTCAGGACACCCGTTTGCGTCGGACGAGCCGGGTCAGCCGAGATGAAGACAGACGTGCGAGCGAGGTAAGCCGCAAGGACTTCGGCCGCATGCGTCGGAAGCTTCGGTTCGACACCAACAACCGTTTCGTGCTGATTGTTGCGAGTCTTGCCGAAAGCGACGAGTGCATTCACATCACCACGCTTGGCCGTGTACACGTGGCCGAAAAGCATCTGGAAAGGAGACCAGCGGCCGCTCGTGTCATTCATCTTCTCGGCAAGCTTGTCGAGCGTGGCCGCGTCGGCATACGGACAGCCAACGAAATCGTAAGACTCATCGCCCATCGCATCAAAAGCGGCGGTCAGATCAGGATCGGCCGTGCCGCCAGCCATCTGGGTAATCTCAACCCTGATGCCAGCCGGAAGCGTTTCACCGTTGATCGGGCCACGAAGATTGACAGCAAGCTGAATGCCGTTGCCGACAGTGCCCTTCTGCTTTGCATTGACCGTGCATGCGCCTTCATTAGCGCTTGCCGTGACCGGCAAATCCTTGACAACAGTAATTGCGTCGCCAAGGCTCTTGGCGATCTTGGAAGCCGTGTCGCCTTCGGCAACGGCCACCTGAACTCGCTCACCGCCGACATAGAAGCTCAGCGTACCTGCCTCAAGAGCAGTACCAGAGATTTCGGCCTTACCGGATGCAGCACCCGCGTCTTCGCCATCGGCGACAGGGATGCACACGAGCTGGCCAAAAGAGTCGACCTTGCGATAAGCGTCGACCATGCGAGCGAGCATAGAGCCTCGCCCAAAAAGGCTTTTCGCCATCGCGGCTGTGGACACAAAGACAGGCTTGCCAGCTTCAGCCGTGCCGACCTCAATCATCTGACCGATAAGGAGAGAAGCGGTCTGACTCGTCGGCGTGGCGGCCTGAGAGTTGTCCATTTCCGCATAAAAAAGCGGCACTCGAATGCCGCTCGGAATCGTGTTAAAACTCACGCTCATTTGAATTCCACCTTAAAAGATTGCTCAGGTCGACCGTCGGGCTTTCCTGAGATTGATGGTTCGATTTGATCGACGTCGACGTCCATACCCTCGAAAGGCTGAAGCTCGTCCAGCTCAGTCTGCTGATACGTGTCAGAGACATCTAGGTACGTCTCAAAAGCAAAGTCGAGCTGGTATGCCGTACGAGCATCGTCAAGGTAGATCAGAGATCCGCCATCAAAAACGATTTCGCTTGACTCGTCGAGAGGTCCAAACTTTGTTGAAAGCAAGGCTTTGAAAACTTCTCGGCGCAGAAGCTCGATCCACCGAGACGCATCCTGACCGCGTTCGTCCGCAAAATTCGGCACGAGCAGGATGACGCCAAAAGTGTTCGTGATCGTCTGGTAGTAGCTGACCTGCGACTCATTCGGGCCTGCATCTTCGCGAAGAGGCACGACATACGCAGCAGGCAAGGCGGGATTTTCATCTTCCGTCAAGCCTGCCCACTGAGCCGCGCCAGCTACTCGGCCGTCTAGCGTCTTACAACGCTTTCTCAGCGCGGAAATGATTGGATCAAGAATCATTTGATCGCGTCTCCAAGTGCATCAAACATCTCGCTTTCAAAGGTCTTCGCGTATTTGTCCGCGGCCTCTGGCACGAAGTTTTTGCGAGGCGCTGCAACCTTTTTCCCTGCTCTCTGTTTGTGCGATCTGGCTTCTTGAGCCGTCTCGGAATATGGCGCTCTATGGCCATACACAACAAAAGCGGGATAGTAGGCAGGCATTGCCTGCGTCTTCGTCGGATAGACCGCAACGGAATACCCAGACTTCGACACTTTGACCTTGATCGACTTCGCCATTTCACCCGTTTGTTTGCCGGGGAACTGACCAGCCTCAGACACAGCCTTACGCGAAATCATCTTTCTGGCGATCTTGCGAACGGCATTACCTGATTCGCGAAGCGGCTGTTTCAAAGCCTTCGGATCGTAGTCAATCTTGCGATACCCAGGATCGACGGCGCACTGCACAAGCATCAGTCTTTTCCTCCACGTCAAGAACGGTGAAGCGGTCAAGACCGCCAAGATCAGCTACACGACGAAGGCGATAAATCACGCCTTCGATCATCAGCTCGGTCACGCCCTTGAAGTCTCGAGGACCAGTGCGACCGGGCATCGAGCGAACAATCACACGATGCGTCACACCGGACTCGATTTGCTTCGAGCCGAAGTAGATGCAGGATCCGACCGGTTCAAGCCTCCCCCACACGACATCTTCGCGAACAGACGCTTTGGAAAAACCGAGGCGTTCGTCAGGCACAGACATCGTGTGAAAGATCTTGATGCGCCGATTCATCTTTCCGATTTCAGGTCGATTCATTTCCAAGTCCTAAAAGGATCAAGCAAAGCGTGAAGCCCTGGCAAAGGTGTTACGGCACATTCGACCGTTGCTTCACGATGCTCGTAGTAATGACCGACTTGAATCAGAATCCAATGCCTGATTGCGGCAGGAACGTCGGAAGGTTCAGCGCCATAACCGACAGTCCCTTCTCGCGTTATCAGGCCGCGCTGTAGCTCGTGCTCAGCCATCTGGGTAGCGGAGAGACACAAAGCCTCAATCAGCGCATCGTCAGCGGAGTGATCAACGCGGAGATGAAGCTTTGCGTCCTCGAGCGTCACAGCTGACTTCGCCGTAGACGTGTCAATCATGACGCCTCCTTACTTAGGCCGTAGGGAGCGTGAGAGAGCCGCCGACGAGAGCCTTGGTACGTTCGACACCGAAGCCGAGGCGGCGTTCAGCACGGATCGTGACCAAGTTCTTCTGGACATTGTCGGAATCCTGCTCGAAGAGTTCGACGGTCATGCCCTGACGGTTCCAAAGCGTAGCGGCCTGCGTAAAGTCGCCGACGAGGAACTTGCCAGCGGTAATGGCTGGCGTCGTCCAGACCGGAAGGCCCCAGAGATACTTCGGAGCGACAGAAGCCGGATGACCGAGGTAGTAGTCACCAGAGGCATTCTTTTCCATCTGCATGTTCGTCCAGTCAGCCGGATTCAGAAGAATCACGTTCGGACGGAAGAAAGCCTGTTCGACCTTGGACTTGGCCATGAGGATGAGGTCGAAGCTCGTCGGATTCTTCGGGAGCTGAGCAAGCTTCGTGATGCCGTGATCCGTGAAGTTGCCGGAGGTAAGAATGCCGCTGAGGTTCTGGCCCGTGCCGTTGCCGGTGACGAGCTGATCTTCGACGACAAGATCGATGCCGTACACAAGACGCTGATTGATGTAGGCGACAAGAGCCGGAGCATCGGCCATCAGCTGCTTGGACACGCGAGCAAGGTGAGCGATCGTCTTGATCGTGCCCGTCTTGGTCTCGACGGCGGTAGAACCAAACGGCTTCTGAGCGCCTTCAGCAACGAATGCCGCGCCGTTGACGTTCTCGGCTTCCTTTTCCTGGACGTATTCAAAAGCGTTCGTGGTAATCGGGAGCGTCGGGAAGAGACCTTCAATCGTGAGCGGACGGAAAGCACCAGCGAGGATGCCCGGACGACGGTACGCCTGAACGATGCCACCGGTCGGCGTCGTGATCGGATTGACCGCTTCCTTCTTGTCAAACGTTTCAACGAGTTCGACACGAGCCTTCTGGGCAGAGCCGTCGCGGAAGGCCTTGAAGCCGTCGGCATCGACGACGTTGTCGCCAGCCGTCTTAACTTCGGCTTCCTGCTTGGCAGCCACACCCTTCTGCTGAAGTTCCATCAGCTGACGAGAAAGCTTCGTCTGCTCTTCACCGAGGCGCTTCAGCTCAGCAGCGTTCGACTTGCTGGTCTCGTCCATCTTGCCTTCGACACGGTCGAGGGCTTCCATCACTTGCTTGATTTCATCAGCCATAGTTTCACCTTTCATTTAGGAGAGAGAAAGCTCAAGCTTCTTGACTCGCTCGAGCAGTTGAGTTGCCATCTTTTCCTCTTCCTCAGACTCCCTCTGAGAAGCGAAAAGCTTCTTGGCTTTTGCGACGATGGACGTCGCGGTCGACTTAGAGAACCCGCCTGCCTCCCGCAGGAAGTTTTCAAAGTCACGAATGGTTTGAAGTTCGTCGATCTCTTCGGAGCGGATTTCGGAGACGCGAGCGTCGCCGTCCGCCGGGAAGTTCACGATGGAGATCTCATAGAGCTTGGAGACCGACTTGATGATGCGACCGCCGTCCTTCTTGCGCTCGTAGTCGCCTTCGGAAAGACGGAAGCCGATCGATAGCCCGTCAACAGTCCCGTGCTTCATGGCGGCCAGAATGGCGTCAGACTGAGGATTGCCTGGCGTCAGTTCCCCTTCAACCAACAGCCCCTTCTCGTCCTCAACCGCAGAGAGCCACTTACCTACCGGAAGCCCCCAGTCATGAGCGAAAAACATCTTCGGCATGCCGTTGTCGGCCAAGGTCTTCAGATATGCTCCCGGCAAAATCGTGTCGCCGTAACTGTCATTCCCGTTAAACGTCGAGGCATACCCCCTGAACTTACGGGTGTTGCCTTCGAATCTAAGCTCCACGCTTTCAAGTGGAAGACTTTTGAAAATCGTCATCATTGCCTCACTGGTGTTCCGTCTTTTGGAGAAGATCCGACGCGAGTCGCCTCTCCCAACTTGTCAAGCGGGACCAGGTTCGATTGTGCTGTGAGCGCGTCACCTCCCTCCACGGGTGGTAGGTTCTCGAGACGGCGGATCTCGTTGCGGCTCATCGCACCGTTCTGTGCCATGGTTGAGTAGAACTGCGCTCGCTCCTGCGGCGTCGTGCGCAGGAAGCCGTCGAGTTTGAACTCGATCGTCATATCAACATCGGTGATGGGAATCAGGCGTCGGCTCAGCGCCTGCTCGAGCTGTTTGCAGAGCGGTCCGATCGTGAACTTGTGGAAACCCTCAACGATCTGGGCGATGCCGCTGCCCCAAGTGGTCTGCGCATTCGAGCCGACCAAGACGCCCGGCACCCCGAACCATCGGCAGATCTCTTCGACGCTGAACTGGCGAGTCTGCAAAAGCTGAGCGTCGGCCGGCGTGAGCGAGAGCTGCGTGTACTTGAGGCCGCGGTCGACCACGTACAGACCGCCGCCCTTTGCCGTCATTCCCTTGAAGCGTTCGCATACCGCCTTCAGTTGCTTATCATCAAGCGTCGAATCAGTGTAGAGAACGCCGGACGGTTTCGATCCGGATCCGTAAAGACGCGTCGCGTTGTCCTGAGCAGAGATCGCCTCATCCGTCGTGGCCCGCATGTACTCGAGCTTCGAGAGTCCGATGAACCCATTGCCAAGGCCTTTCCAATGAATCATGTTCTCGGGGGCGATTACGGCGATTGACCCGTCCTGATAGTACGTGTAGACCTCACCGCCTTCGACGATAGACACCTCCATCTGATCCGGTGAGAGGGGGATCAGAGCTACCGGCTCTCCCTCGCCGTCTCGAATGATCTGGGCGTAGGCATTGCCTCGTAGCATGCGGTTGACGACCATCGCAGAGATGAACTCGTTTTGCGTCATCCAGGCATTTGGACGGTCATGAAGCAGCATCCACAGACGGCTTTGCTTGTCTGGATGGCGGCCGCCGTCAGCCGTATCGCGGTAGACGTAGAGTGGCAGCGTGCTGATGGTCTGAGCAAGAAGCTCGACGCATGCGAAGACTGCAGAGATCTGCAGGGCCGCGTCCGGCGTGACCGTCTTCGTCTGCTCGATGATGGGCGAGACCGGCATAGGGATCTGCTGCCCGGACGCAGTGCCGAGAGGACCGCCCCATCCGGCCACCCAATTGATCAAACGTTTTACGAACATTCCTACCACTCAATAAATACGGACTCCGAAGACTCCTCAATGTCGTCGAACGGATTGGCTTCATCCGCCGTGCTGGAGATCCCCAGAGCCATGATCAAGGCGACTACGCCGTCGATCTTGTTCTCGTACCTTTCCTTCCTTGGAAAGATGTTGTCCTTCGCATCGAGCTTGGCCACGACGTTTCCCATCATCCATCGGAGAACGGGATTCCCGTCATGGTTCACGCGCTTGTCCTGGACCAGCGCCTCGAGCGACTTCATCGGATCCGAAAAGTTCTGGACCGTGTTCCGATACTCGACCATAGGAGCACCGTCGTTCCCGAGGTTAGTAGCGAGCTGCAGCGCGTTCCACGGGTCATAGGCGATGCCCTTCACATCAAAGCGTGACAAGTCGTCACGGATATCCTCTTCGATGCGGGCGAGGTCCGTCATCGCACCGCCGGATTGCGTGATCCAGCCTTCCTCGACCCAACCTCGATACTGAGAGTTGGTCGACTTCTCGACGGCGGCCTCAGGCAAATAAAAGTCGGCGAAGACAACGAAGGACTTGCCGACCGGAAAGAGAAGCACCTTGGCCGTGACGTCGTTCTTTGCTCCGACGTCCAAGCCGATGTAGCAGGGCTGACCTTCGAAGTCGCTTCGATCGACATTGATCTCGCCCGCTTCCCAGGCCTGCATGTCCATCCAGGCCGACGAAGCGGAGCACCAGATATTCAGGTGCTTGGTCTTGAAGTTGTTGACAGCGCTCGGAAGCGCGATCGCCTTCTTCATCAGGGAGGTGATGATTTCAGGACGTACGGAAATGCCCCAGTTCGGGTTCGCCTTCTCCAAAGCTTCGACAGTCGTCCAATCGTCGCCTTCATCCAGACCGTAGATGATCCCGAACTGCGTCTCGTCCACGACGCTCTTCTCGAGCACCTTCGTGACCATCGTTCGAACTTCGTAGCAGATGCCCGACGTATCGAACCCCGCCGTCGTAATGACGAACATCAGCGAGTTCTTGCGCTTGCCGGTCGACGTTTCGACCACGTCGTAGACGGCTCGCGTCTTGTGGGCGTGCAGCTCATCGATGATGGCCAAGTGAGTATTCAAGCCGTCAAGGGTCGAGCCTTCTGCGGACTTCGCCTGAAAGGTCGAATTGCTGGTCGGCACGTAGAGCGCGTTCGCCAGCACCTGAAGCCCGAACTTGTTCCGTAGCGGCGCATTCCGCTCAGCCATCACCTTCGCGTCACCGAAGACGATCTTCGCTTGGTCTCGCGTGGTGGCGAAGCTGTAGACCTCGGCACCGCCCTCTCGATCAGCCAATAGGCAATAGAGGCCAATCCCAGAGCACAAAGTAGACTTGCCGTTTCCGCGACTCACTTCAACATAGGCTCGTCGATACCGGCGGCCGCCGTCAGCTCGACGCAACCAGCCGAACACCGTCGTCAGAATGAAAACCTGCCAAGGCTCAAGATGGATGCGAGTGCCGGCAAGCTCGCCCTTCGTGTGGGTGAGAAGCTCGATGAACTTACAGACTCGATTGGCCTCGTTTTCGTCGAAGACATATGGGGATCTGCTGCCTGCATAGGTCTTCAAGTCAGCCAGCTGCCGATCAGCGGCCAGCTTTACCCACTTGCAGGCAGGAATCTTCCCGCCAAGAACATCGGCGGCGTACTGCCTGGCGATCCCGCAATAGTCTCTAGAAGCCATCGTATTCGTCCTGCTCCTCTTCCTTTGTATCAACCTTCACACGCGCGCGCGAGACAGGCGTGAATCCGAGCTCTTTTTCACAGGCTGCGAGCACCTGCTGAATTTTCACGAGTGCATTGAAGAGCGGATTCAGCTGCACACCCGTCTCATTCGTCAGAACCATGTCTTCGTGATCCAGCTGTTTCGCGATCTTGCGATACGTCGCGTAGTTTCTCGCCCAGCGCTCAAGCACCGTCGCGTCAAGCGCAGTCAGCACACCTCTTGGGGCGCAAGTGATTGCGAGTTGCCACGCTTCACGCGCATCTTTCGTCAGGCCGACAGGCGGCGTAGTAGTCAAAGTCGCGTCTGTGACTGCGATTTGCCGAGCGCGTCGACACGGCTGAAGCGTGCCTGTCGCGGCTTTCTCAGCATCAGACTTTGAAGGGCGAGGCATCAAAAACTCCACGAAATGCACGCGTAAAAATTGAGCTGGGGGCGCGGTCTAGAGCCAACAAGGCGGTCACTTTTGACCCGCCCTACCCCAAAAGGCTTCCTCTGGAATCTCTTAAAGACCTACTAAGCAAACTGGCAGGGAAGGGAATCGATGCAATCCTGAACAACGTTGATCAGCTGACGGATCTATTGCTTTAAAAGCGTTTAGCAACTCCCCATTCACAACTCGAACCCTCTGTTCATTTGTGAATTCAAGCTCTACGCCACCAACCGAGGCCACAAAGCCGTCAACTTTACTTTTGGCCCAGACAATTAGTTCAGTTTCATCACGAGCGGAGTTCCACACGAATTCCGCCCTTTCAACAACCACAAGCATTCTTCCCATGATCTTCGATCTTCTCCCTAGAGCACATCGTTCCCAAAACCGCCATCCTCACGCGCCGTCTTCCGGCTGTGACATTCGTGGCAGAGAGGCTGAAGGTTGTCTTCGTCCCACATGAGGAAAGGATTCCCCTTGTGCGGCCTGATGTGGTCGACGTCGGTCGCCAACTTGATAATCCCGCGCTTCTCACACTCAACACATAGCGGATGCGCTGCCAGGATTCGAGCACGAAGGCGCTGCCATCGGTAGCCATAACCACGAGCGGACGACGACCCTGCTCTCTCAGTCCGGCGCCTATCTCGATCAGCCGCGAACTTCGCCTCACGAGCCTCGCCTGCGGCCTTGTGAGCTTCGCAATACTTGGCACCAAGCGGGACCGGCTTGCGGCAGCCTGGATACTTGCAGAGAGTCAAGATCGGCATCCTTCACCTGAATAAAAGGTTCATCTCGGAAGGTCGCGTTCCACGGACTTCCGAGATGAACCAAAAAAACAACCCCGTGAGGTGAACAACCTCGCGGGGTTTGTCTTGGTACATTCTTGTGTTTCAGACCAAAGGCTATCCCGTCGAGCTTTTGTTCAACAAGAATAGAATGGGAAAGCAACTAACAAGCAAACCAGTAGAAAGAATGCAATCGACATCATCAGACAGCCAAACGAGTTGGAGCGAGTACGAAGCGTTTACCGACGTTGTGCTCAACAAGCTACTCGAGGAACACAAGCTTTTTTCCTCAGATCACCACAAAACTCAACTGGACATCATCAAGAACTACCTTTGGCTCGCTGCCATCATTGCCAGCGCCATTGGTGCGGTTCTTGCGACAAAGTCATTCAAGTTTTCAGAGTTGTCCCTGTGTGACGCACTCTCCCTGTCGGCATTGACCGTTGCCGCGCTTCTAGCCTGCTTCGCCTTCATCAAAGGGACGCGGCTTCTTCTTGGAGAGCGTGGAGGGCTTCGCCCGGTTGTCGCACCGTCGTACTACGAACTTCTATGTGAAGCGTATGGCGACGACGAATCCGGCAAGCCCTTTGCGGTCAAGCAGAATTGGATCAGGGAGCTAGAAGGTGCCGTCCAGTACCTGAGAGACATTCACTCAGAGAAAGGGAAAAAGATTCGAGACTTGAACTTGTACCTTGTAACCTCTGCCGCTCTCGGCCTGGCTGGGGCTACTGTTTCCTTCTTGGCCGATCATTATTAGGAGTGCTGATGGCTGAAAACAAGAAAGCCCCACCACCAAGACCTCAACCTCCCAAGCCAATCACGTCCAGTACGTCCTCTGGTTCGTTCTACCAGACCAACGGAGAGAATATCCAAGGGGCGCGTCGGACGATGATTGTCTGGGACAGCGTTGACAGCAAGCCTCGCAAATAATCGCAGGCAACAAAACCCCCGTGAGGTTTCTTCGCCTTGCGGGGGTTGTTTTATTGAGCCTGCGGGATCGGCTTTCCGTTCTGATCGACGGGAACGTAGATGACCTGCGGTTGTGCGGGCTGTGCGGCCTGCTGTTCCTTGTCGTCCTTCGTCATGGAATCGTAGATCGCATTGCCCGCCATTGAACCTGCGGTTGCGCCTACGACCGATCCGGCCATGCTCGACCAGAAACCGCCACCGCTTGAGCTGGAGGACTGATGAACCGTCTGGTTGACGACGGTGGTGTTTTTCTTCACGACAATCGTGCGCTTCGGTGCATAGGTTCGGGCAGGAGCAGGACGGGAGAACGAACGACCGCCGCTGAACCCACGACCACCTCGTGCTTCAGCTGCTGTAGAAACGAAAAAGGCGACCGCAATGGCCGCCACAATAGCTTTCTTCATAGGTAACCCAAGTAATTAGAGAGGGCGAGGATTTCTCCCCGCCCCGACCTCGGAGCAAACTGCCCTAAGGTAGCGAACCATCAATAGAAAAAGGGCGGCCTCTTTCGAAGTCGCCCTTTTCGTCTTTCTTCGGAGTTTCTCGATGTCACCCTTGCGGCCGCGACTCAGAGAAGAACTAGCGCCTTGAGCGCTTGCTACAGATACACTTCGGCCTGCGCGTGCGCTCAAGTTGGCTGATTCACAGCTTCGTACTAGTTCATGAACCGAGTATAAGGAACCCCATTCAAGGTCTGCACCCCTCTTTTTACATTTAGTTACTCAAACAAGGGGTCATCCGAGTGCATCCCAGAAATCCCGTTCGCAGACGATCACTAACTTAGCGCCTTCCTTTCTCAATTTCACGGCCTGCTCAACCTTTCGACCATAACACGAAAAGGCCCAGCTCCGGTTACCGGCGTTCCCGACGACAAGATAGTCGATCTTCTTTGAGATAGTCATCTTCACCAGGCCACCCGCATCCAGAATGCGGCGACAAACCTCTTCTCGGCTCGCCTTCTCAAACTCACCAGTCACGCAGAACGTCTTTCCCTCTAACTCCACCTCTGGATCAACAGCGCAAATTCCCTTGATCGAATACTTCTGCTTGAGCTCCAAAAAGCGTTCCTTCGACAAGGTGGCCGATTCATTGAAGTCGATGAACTCCCCCATAAAGGTCATGATCTGTTCGCGCTCTTCATGAGTGACATTACCATCCGTCAAGGCATTGACCAGTATCGACGAGATCTCGTCATATGGGTAACTGCCAGCAAGGTAATCATGTTCGAAGACCCAATCACGAAGAGAATTGATCTCCTCGTCTGACAGTTGTCTATCTGCAAGTATTCCATGGAAAATCCCATGGAGTTCCTGGATACGATCCTTTATGAGGTCATCGATATCTGTCCATTCCGAGAGTCTGTCAGCGAGCCAAACCAAGTCTTCGATCTCTTCTGGATCGATCTTTCCGTCTCGAAGATAGTCCTCCAGATGATTGATCACAAGATCCCACGGATGGTACTTTGCATAATGAGCATTTTTACGAATCCATTCCCAGAGTTCCGTCTGCTCCTCTTGGTTGACAACACCGTCAACGCAAATCCCTCGCAACAACCCTGACAGGCTACGGAAGGCCTTCTCTTTGATCCTGCGACCATTGAAGGCCAAATGCTCACGGGCATCGTATGCACGAATGCTTTCCAACTCCATGTTTGCTCCTGATCTCTTGAACCAATCAAATAAAAAAGGCGAACTACACCAACTCGCCATTTCACCTACTTCAGCTCAAGAAATCATAGGCTACGCATCGTAAAGACGTCTCAGGAGATTCCCTAACAGCCACTCGGCCGCCATCAGGTCATCGGCTGCCCGGCGCCTACTAGTCCCTGCCGACCGGCATAGTCGACCGAAGCATGACCACTGGACGTCCTTAGCAAGATAGAAGGTCGTGATGAGCTTCCTTTCGATAGCAGGCATGAGAGGCGAGCAAAGAGCCGCCTCGACCTTTTCCGCATCAGCCATATCCAACTGTTTTGACGGCGCCGCCCTACACGGGGCATTCTCATCGCGTCCATATTCCCTCAAAAGGGTTTCCTCCAACGCAAGGAATGGCGCTCGCCCCCATGACGAGACTGCCCTACGCGGCGCGAAGACCCTCAGCCAGTTCTCCAGTCTCTTCACAGTCTGCCAGTCCCGCTCCACAATTACCTCCCAGTACCTTTGCCAGCAAATCCTCAAGCGAACACCCCTCGAAGCTTCTGCCCTCACCCTGCGCGATGAGCACCTCTCCCTCATCTTTGATCGCAAGGAGCTCGATCTCGAGCCTCGCCCGAACGTCATAGGCTTTGATGGCAACGCATGCAACGATCTGTCTGTCGTCGTCAAAGCACACATCCTGAATGCCGTCCAGAGCCGACTTCACGACATTGTCGATATCCGGCTTCGTGATCTTCTGAACCAGGCCGCCGACTGCCACCTTCTTTTTCTTCTGCGACCATGATGTCGGCGGTTCAGAGAAAGCTCGAATGATCGCAATAGCCGGGGCCGTACCAAGCCGATCTTTTGACAGTTTTGCAGCGAAGCGCAGCGCATCCTCATACGCAACAGTCTTCCTAGGCGTGTAGACAGTGCCGGATCTCGAGCTCACCCGAGGGCGCCCCTTACCGATCGGCTCCCCTTCGACGACTACCATTCCATTTCCACTCCTCAAACCGGCTCCGCCATCGGCGCCGCACGATGACCGATACGCTGACAAAGCGAACGTACACGCTCTGCAGCCGACGGCCTTGTCTGCTTCTTGCCGGCGTCACGCTCGCGCTTCTTGGCGATCCCAACTTCGATCTCACGATGGATCATTGTCGAGATGATGTCGAGCGGGAAGTGGCCAGATCCGCGCCCATACATCGCCTTCATCTCGGCCTCACTCAGCATCTCGATGCCTGCCGCCCGCATGACGGGATCCGCGTTGATCTGGTGAATCACTTCAGTCGCTGCCTCCAAGTCATTGAAGCATTGGTAGTGAATGATGGCCATCTGCCAGACGGCCCAATACCTTTGCAGAATCTCCGTGACGAGCGGCCAGTACTGCGACTGCACGCCCGTATGGAATGAGCAAAGGAACCGACCGTTGCGCCCCGTATCGCACGGGAACGGACAGCCGGCAGCCGGACACGCCATCGACGTCGGCACCATGTAGGAACCGTTGCCCTCATCAGCATCCGGACGCGTCCGCGCTTTCTGTTCGCTGATCGCTTTTGAAAGAAACCCTGCCATAGCGGCAACTCCTTTTATTTGGTTCCGTGGGATGATTGAGGTGTGTTCCCCACCACAGTCCATCAACCACCCCACGGAGAAAGATGTTCATGTTCGATATGAGCCTGGCCGATTGGGCGGCCGTCCTCTCATTGCCTTTTGTATCGGCTTGACCTGGAAGTTCATCCTTGTCTGCCGACGTCAAGCTTTCTCCCCTTCCATCACATCTGTTCCCATCGATAAGAACCATCATCCGCCCCCCCCTGGCACTGTCTCCGAAGTGGGGCAGTACATCGTGGAATTAACCATCGAAAGCTCCCCACCCGGAAGGTTCAATGACGAGTACTGGGTGTTTGTCTGCGCCGGAAGAGCATCCGACTTCGAATACGAGTCCAACGAGGGAAAGTGGACAGCCGACCGGATCACCGGCGCCAACTCCCGCCAAACTCTGCCGACATACACCATTTCGCCCCAATCAAGCTCGAAGACTGTCGTCCTAGACGCTGACGATCGCCAGTACAAACTATTCGCGGTCCAGTCCACGAGGTTTTCTATTTGCGGCTCATCCAGCTCCTCGCGCCTTTTGGTCGCCCCGCTTTGCGCCGGCTTGATTCCCAACATCCTTCTGACGAAGGTCTTGACCGTCCCGCCCACGCAAATCAGCAGATTGACGAACTCGAAGACGACGTAGAAGAAAATCAGCAGGAAGATCACCGCACAGAAACCGCCAAGGGAACCCATCAGGGCCGTGCCGGCATCAGCGACCTGCGATGTCGTCATCACGCATACTTCCCTTCCACGACTTTGGTAAAATTTGACTCGTTCATGAGCCACTCCAAATCGGCCTTGAACGTTCTGCTATGGCCCTTTCCTGGTTGCTTCAACCCCATCAGGAAGGGGCTTTTTCGTACCAAGGAAAAGTACCCCCGAAAGAGGTCAAGCCCGTCAGCCTGACTCGCGACCTTCTCGGTCGTGCAGACAGAGCGCCAGCGTGCCGTGATCCAGCTTCTGCGCTTGGATGTGAGCGTGGCCACCCGGGGGAGCTCAGGCAGGATCTCGTGGTAGAGGGTCACGATCCGGTCGTAGGGACACGGCGGCATGCGTGAGCCTTGATCCTTTTCCTCGTTGCACGCGGGCGGTCCGGGCGGGGGTTCGACAACGTCGAACTCAGAGCCGACCTCGTCGGCGATCAGGTCGTAGTCGTCAAGAGGCGCCGAATTTCCACCCATATCCTCCCTTCTAGTCTCTAATCTCTTATCTCTATACTCTGGTGGACATTTGTCTACCTCATCGTCCACCACTGGGCGACAGGCACTTTTGACCAACTCGCGGCGGGCTCTCTGCTGTTGCTTCTTTAAGGCGCCGCCGCTGGCTGAACCAATCAAGTTGGACAGATGGGCCATGAAAATCGTCCCGTCTTCCAAGACCTCAACAAGCCCGCACATCTTCAGATTTACGATTGCGCACTGGACAGTGTTGACGTCGGATCTAGTGAAGTCGGCGAGCTTTTCTGCGTCATACGGGATGAGCATCTGACCCACCCTGCGGACCAGCAGCCCGTTCGTCTTGAGTGATTTGAGGCACAGCTTCAGGTAGAAGAGCACCTGGGCGGGGCCATTCGGCTGCTCCTCAAGCCAGTCGATTTCGTCGCTCTCAAAAAACTCTTCACGTAGCTGAAGCCAGTAGTAGCGAGTGTTGTCGTAATCCGCCATCACGACTCCTTTTTGAACAGGGGAGAAAGAAGATGCTTCGGTATTCCCGTGAGCCTCGACACTTCGGCGACTCGACGAGGCGGGACCTCGCCGTTATGTAGCCAAAGCTCCACCGCCTGTCTAGTGATAGGCGGAGTGAGGCTCTCGGCGAGCTTTTTGCGCCCGCCCGCAGCTTGGATCGCCATCTGCACGGGATTGAGCTTGCAAGTAGTACGTATCATTCAGACCTCCAGACGCAAGCAATTATAGCCACACGCGAAACATGGTCGCAAGCTGCTCTTGCTTTGCGCTAAGCAAGATTTCCTTGCATACTCGTTAGGTAAGCAAGCCCAACCTCTTTTGTGGAGCTCACCATGCAAACCCCTATTTCCCTCGCCATCGAACGCAAGGGCTTGACTCATGAACAGGTTGCTCAAGCTCTTGGAGTCTCCCGCCAAGCAGTCACGCGCTGGGCGTCTGGCGCCGCGCCTACGCTCTCCAACCTTCGCAGACTGGCAGAGCTGCTAGGCGTTTCCGTTTCCCTCCTCACGGGAGAAAACATCGTTGTCATCGACGAAAAAGGTGAGCCTTCCTCTCGCGTCGAAGAAACCTCCGATCTCGTCCTGATCCCGGTCCTTGACGTGTACGGCTCTTGCGGTGGCGGCGGGAACCCCGGAGACGATCTCTCCCCCGTTCAACTGATCGGCGTATCCCCCTCGGCGGCCTCGTCGTGGCCGGGCGTAACTGGCGTGAACAACCTGCACATCATCCACACGCTCGGCGACTCTATGGAACCTACCCTCAAGCGCGGCTCGTCCGCCGTAATCGACAAGAACCAAACGACGATCCTTGCTGACGGCATCTATTGCCTGCAGGCAGAAACGAGAATCTTCATTAAACGCGTCCAAGTCAATATCGACGGGTCCCTCACGCTGCTGTCAGACAACAAGATGTACCCGCCACAAACCATACCTAGGGAGATCGCCGACACGATCACGGTTGTCGGGCGCCTAGTCCTCCAGATTCGAGCTGACGTACTTTGATCTAACCCAAAACTTCCTCAAAAACCCCGCCTAGAAGCGGGGTTTTTTGTTGCGTCCGCAAAATTCCGCTTGCCTAAACAGCAATTTTTACTTGCTCCCTGCTCGATTTGGCGCTATTATCTCTTCACACAAAGCAAGCGTAACTTGCCAGCACAAAAAACAAACAACGGAAGTTTTCTCATGACAAACACTGAAACTCTCTCCACCACGGCGCTCGACGTCCAAGCCATCCGCAAGAAGCTTGAAAAGCACTTCTCCGACCTCCCGGCCGCAGAGCTTGATACCGATGAATGTCGCCGTCTGTTTATCGTCCGCCGACTGCTGCGCCACGCCTACAGCCTCTGTGTTCGCGGAGACGTCCTCAACCTTCTCGACGAAGCCAACAAGATCAAGAACACCGCTGTCTGGCTCAACGACATCGCAGATGACATCGAACTTGAGGAATGAACCATGACCGACACCACTGACCAACTTGCCCTGACGAGCGCCTTCATGCGCCCCTACATCGCCTTAGCCCGCAAGCACGAGTACTACAAGCTCGTGCGGACCAGAATGGCGGCAGAGCTCGCAGGCGCCCCCGCATTTCCTAGCGATGACAACCGAGACGAATACTCCCGCCTCGTCCTCGACATCAAGAAGACAGCCATGCAGGACCTGCTGACCTGGACACTCTCAGAACGCATTTACTGCGACGAGACGTACTTCTCGCTCGGCTTTCTCGCTGACACTGTCGCCCGCACCGCACTTGTATGTGCAATTGCCGCAGACGAGAACCTAGATCCGATCCTTGAACCGGGTGCGAAGCAGTCCGTGTCTGAAAAGATGGCGGTATGACCGACCAAATCAAGCGCATCCTCCAGTGAGTGGTTGGTTATTTGCTTCACCGTCCATCTTCTCACTGCGAGGAGCCCCCAGCAATACTGGAATCCATCATGAACAACACCAACAACAAACCCGCTCGCAAGCAGGCCATCGTGCTCAACCATAAGCGCGCAACCAGAGGCTGCCTCTCGCGTGCCGTCGAAGATGGCCGCCTCACTGTCGGCCAGCTGAAGGCATCGCTAGAGACGGTTGATCCGTCGCTGGTGGTGTGCCTTTGCGACGGCCCCATCGGCGCTGCCAACCCTCTCGAATCTGCGTCCGTGGTGACTCTACGTGAAAACTGGTTTGACCCCGACGTCTACACCCCAATTCTCACCTCCCCTGAAAGGAGCTCTAAATGACAACGCTTCTTCGCATGGTCGCCCACCTTACGCCGGCATTATCCCGCTTCGTCTTCGGCGCCCCGGACCAGGACTACCGCGGACCGCTCTGCTCCGAGGAAGAAGACCGTCGCGAGCTTCGATTTGGATTCGCCTTACTCGCAGCCATTCCAGCGACTGCGGCATTGACGTTCCTCATGCTCGGCGCCATCTGACCCTACTGGAGGACTCAATGTCACACCCCATTACCCAAGGTCGTCGAATCCGCACGGTCAACGGTGTCGGCTACAACCTCACCTGGCTCGGAGAACGAGAGGGGCGGCTCTGTCGCCTCATCTTCGACCTTCACTCCTTCGACCTCAGGACGTTGGAGGACATCGAGCAACTGATACCCCTACGAAAGATTCACGTCGCATGCGACATCAGCGGTCGAGAAGCGCTTGAAAAGATCATCCGCATCATCTGCGATGAATACCCGCAGTACATCGACCTCATCTGTCCTGAAAGGAGATCCACATGCGTGACGGAATGATCGTCTACCGGGAGCAAATCCATGAGGTCGGTCGCGTCGGCTATCGCCTGAGTTGGTCAATGGAGGACTTTCCGAACGAGACCCTCAAGACGCACATGATCGTGCGCTACGGCATGACGGCCTTCAACCTCTGGAGCGGTCGAGAGATCAGCACAGTCCTCATGCCCATGAGCTTCTCCGTTCCGGCTAGCACAACTGAAGACGACATTCGAAAGATGGTCTTCCTCAGAATCGCGAAAGACCATCCACAGCTCATCGAGTACATCTGCTGACCTCCGGCCCTCATTGAGGGCATCTTGGCAAGCGCTCTTCCTCCCTTCGCTCGTTCCGGTTCCGTCCGAGCATTGTCAGCCCTCAGGAAGAGCGCTTACCTAGATCAACCAACCATCTGTAGCCAGAACATGCTCAAAGACTTTCTACTCTTCTGCGAGTTCCTCGTTGGATTCGTCGGGCTCGTCGTATTCCTCGCAGCGGCAGGTGTCGCCATTGGCAGCTTCCTCGGCGCCCTGGCCGGCTCCGCCGTCTACATCTATGACGTGATCTTGGGGGCAGCGTGATGACACCGCTTTACGCCGAATGGCGTCCCATCAAACCGAAGGCTTCAACGCCCTGCATCCACGCAGATCGCCTGTCTGATCGCGCCTGCTCCATCAATGCCCAGGCAGACGACCTCATCAGGAAGTTCTCTGAGATCTATAGCATCCGGCAAGAAGGCAAGCCAAGGAGCCTCTCAAAGATGAGCATCGCTGCTCAGGAAAGCGAACGCTTGGCAGAAGGTCTCCAGTACACCGTTCAGCTACTGCTCGATGACATCAGAGAACTACGGAAAAAGATTCACGATGAGGCGTGCAACTCTGCAACCAAACAGTCCAACACCAAGAAAAGGAGATAGCTATGGGACGAATGATCGGAAAGCTCTCGGAAGAGAGGACGTGCTACGTCAGCAGCACGCTCTTGGCAATCGTCAGCGAGCTGACCAAATGCCCGCCAACGATCGACGAAAAGGGGCTGCTCATCAAAACGACCTATCCGCTGACAGGCTTGGAAGTTTACGTAAGACTCCCTGCATCCGGTCTTGACGCAGGATCTGTCTCAAGTCTCGAGTTTGCGCCTGACGACATCTTCAAGAGCATCGAAGACAAACAAGCCATTGAAGAGCCACACATCGAGCGTAAGGTCGAACGACCGGCCAAGGAAAGTCCATTCAAGCGTCGACCTCGAGACTTCAGCGTATGGCCTCGCGTTCTGAAGAAGCTACGCGACATGCAGCCCTTCTCCAACACCTTCATCTTCGACTGCGAGGACATGGCTGCCACGAGCGTAGCAAATGCAATCCATAGAGCGTTCCATGGTGCTTCCAACATCCTTGACCCGCATCTGGCAAGCCCTGTCTTCACCGGCTTTCAATGCAAGTGCATGAAACAGCCAGACAACACCATCCGAGTTTTTCTACTGAAAACAGAGGTAAAAAATGATTGACCCATATCCCTACGAATGGCCGCTCATCATCCCGAAGAACGTCGGCATGTACGCCATGCGCTTCGTGCCCCGCGACAATCCCTCTGACGTCTTCACACTGATCGTGAAGTGGGACGGCGAGAACTGGCTTGACGAAAAGTTCGGCGCCCGCCTCGATCTCCGACGCTACATCACCACCTACAAGCTGATGTCAGCCAGTGACCTGGCCGAGCATGAGAAAGCAAAGGAGATCAAGTGAAACGGACAACCTACGCCAGCAAACTCCGCAGCATCGCCGAACACTACGGCCCCATGAGCCAGCTGAGCAAAACGGCTGAAGAGCTCTCCGAAGCCACGTCTGCCGTCATGCGCTACTCTCAACGCCCGACGAAACTCCACTTCAAGCAGATGGCCGAAGAGTTCGCCGACACGCTGATCATGATCGATCAACTCGAGCTCCTCTTCCCTGAGCTTGCCGAAGAGATCGGCAAGTGCCAAGTGCTGAAGGTCGACCGGCAGCTCGATCGGATCGAGGAAGAAGAACTGCTGAAGAAATGGAGAGATGAAGAATGACGTTCCGCCTCAAAGATAAGAACCTTCAAGTGCAACTGGATGCACTTAGTGATGGAGACTTCTCGAAGAGACTCCAACACGCAAATCATGACGACGGCATGATCTTCGTCGAGTTCGGTGAAAAGCTAGAAAGCCCAGGATTCGACCTGCATCGGTTCAACTTGGCCTTCTTTGATGACGAAGTCAAAGAGATTCACAGGTACAACCCGCACGGATGGAACGCTTTCCCAGAAGTCGAGCCGCCGGAGGGAGTCTTGATGCGGGTTGAATGCAACCAAATGAAAACATGTCTTGTTTTTGAAAACGGAAAATGGCGATACCCAAGTGGAGAGTCGTTTGAAAACTATGAGTTTGCGTTTCCTGTAAAACGCTTCCGCCCGTGGGATGAGGATGACGAAGCATGACGCAATGGAAATACTTCCCGGACACGACGCCGCCGCGCGGCTTGCCGCTCAGGCTCGAAGTCAAAGAAAAGGATCAAAACACTGGCACGCCGGAACCCTATTTCGGCAAGCCCCTTTTCAAGGGATATGCAGTTTTTGACGGTCGATACTTTTACCCATTCGGGTTGATGCATCCGCTTCCTATTTTTTGGAACGGCCGATTGGACGCCTTCGGACGCGAGGATGTGACTGCTCGATATGCTCCGTGGGAGGATGAGGAATGAGTCAGACAGTAAAAATTGATGCCGCCGCTCAGGACGCCATTGCCGAGATCGTCGGCATGCCGTGGGAGAAGGACTACTTCGACAACACCCATGACAAGGACAGCGCGCACGTCGCTACGGTGACGCGAGAAGGCGTATCAGTACGCATCTACATCTGTGATGAATCGTTGTGTTCCGCCGATTTGTGGTCGTTCGAGGCCGAGCAAATCGGTAAGGCGATTCTCAATGCGGCGAAAGACGCCAAGACTTTCCAGAAGGCTCAGAGCGAATGGGCGAGATCGCAGATGCAGCGCCTCAACTGCGAAATCAAGGGCACTCAGAATATGTGGGGCTACGGATTCTACGTGAACGGCAGGCATTATGAAGTCCACTTTACGACGAACGAGATAGCCCGCACCTGCGTCATCTTGAACCAAGCAGCAAAGCCGATCTTCCAGAAGGTTACTGAGGACGTGAGCAAGGTTTCGCAAGACGATGCTGCACTCTTGCTCAAGACGTTCCTGATATCGAAGATCAAGGAGGACGAAGAATGCCTGTCAAGATGA